TCTTTAGATAAAGTTATTTTCATACCCAATGAAAAACTTGGCAAAACTTATCAAAAGAAGTTAGAATTTGTTAAAGGGTTCGATGCGCTGCCTTCATTAGAAACAGCAGTCGAAATAATAAATATATTAAGAGAGAAAGAAAATGAACCAGAATCTAAACGATTTATTCAAGCTGTATCTGCGGGATCTTAAACGCAGAAAATGTAAAACCATAAATAAAATACAGCAAACTTACGATAATAATATAGCTCCATTACTTGGAGATAAGTTAATTACAGATATTATTCGTGGTGATATTGCATCATTACATTTTGATATATCTGAGCGTGCGCCTTATGTAGCTAACAAGTGTTTAACTGTTCTTAAATCTATGTTTAATTTAGCTATCACACTATCTTTGGTTGATAACAATCCAGCCACACATATTGGTAAGAACAGAGAGAACAAACGCAAGCGTTATTTAACCAACGATGAACTTTTAAAAATCGTGGGTGAAATGAATCGTTTGCAAACAAAACCACAATATAAAAAAGCCATAGCTTTTCTTTGGCTATTAATATTAACAGGCGCTCGTAAGGGTGAAATAGCCAATGCGAAGTGGAGTAATTTAATTGGCAATCAGCTTGTTTTACAAGAACATAAATCAGACAAGCTGGGCGAAGATCGTATTATTTATTTAGCGCCACAAGCCATGAAGATTGTTGAGAGTTTACCTCGTGATAATGATTATATTATTGGTATTAAAACACCACGCAGAACCTGGGAAACTATCTTAAAAAATACCGGTATTACTAATGTGCGCTTGCACGATATCAGACACTCTTATGCGTCTTGGTCTTTACAGGTTGTGAAGTTAAGTGAGGTGGGTGATTTATTAGGACACAGAGATCAGGCTACCACCCAGAGATATGCTCACATTCATCAAGAGCAATCAATAGCCAATGCGAACAAGATTGGTTCACATATTGAAAATTTGATAACCAGTTCTACAAGGAATCTATATCAAAAACAATCGGGCTAGGCTTGTTAGTATTCTCAGCAGTATTAACACCTAGGGCAAGAATATATTCAGAAACATTCTGAAAGTTTTTGCCCTTACTTCTGCTGAGAAACTTAATTTTTTCCAACAAGTTTCTATCAATCCAGAGGGCTTTCTTACCGTTCCTTTCGTTATAGATCGGATCATCAAAACTTAATACTCCGTCTTTAATCATTACATTTCCTCAATATGGTTGATTAATTCTTTGAGCCAAAATTCAGCTTTTTTATAATCTTCCAAATTTGCATTTTTGTGTGGTCCTCGCCAGACATACTTAATAATATTGCCACGGAGAAAACCTTCGTACTGTTCTCTGCCTAATGCAGATTTAATAGCATCTTTGCACTCCACCGTACCTTTGGTGTAATGCGCAGGTCTATTTACATTATCCTTTTTCTTAGCTCTCATATAAATATCCTTATTTTTTTCACTAATCTATTTGAAAAGTGTAGCTTTGTGTGTAAGATAACATAAATAATTATATAAAGGGAGCTTTATGCAAAATAATAATAACCAAAATAACGATAAGAAATTCTTAAATACGGTTGAGTTAGCAGAGCGATGGAGTAAAAGCCCAAGAACATTAGAAAATTGGCGTGGCAAAAATATCGGTCCTAACTATTACAAAATCGGTGGTGAGGTTTTATATGACCTTAATGAGATAGTTGAACTAGAGAATCAATCTTACGTTACAAATGGCTAGACACGCATTATTAAGTCCATCAGCATCCAATATATGGATGAAGTGTGCAGGTATGCCTAAGCTGGCACAGAATGTACCTTATCAAGTATCGGAGCCAGCAGCTAATGGTACCTTGATCCACTCGATGGTTGAAATGCAATTAAAAGAAAGAATGGAAAATACTACGCTTGAAGGTTATTGGTTAGACAGACAAGAGAACATAGAAGATTTCATAATCACAGTTGATCAAGACATGATTGATTGCGCTAAGACATATGTTGATTATGTGCGACAAAGACAAAAAGAATTAGACGGTAAATTATTAATAGAAGAAAAAGTGGCGATAGAAGAAATATCAGAAGATTGTTATGGGACAGCAGATGCCATCATTATTAGCAAGAATCGTTTGTCAGTTATAGATTTAAAGAGTGGTAGATATCCAGTAGAACCGAAGAACAATACCCAGTTAATGATATATGGTCTAGGTGCGCTCGCCCGTTATGGTGATGAAAATACCACCATGGAGTTAACGATAGTGCAACCTAGATCATTTCATATAGATGGGCCAATCAGATCTTGGGACATAAGTGCTACTGATTTGGTTGATTGGGGTTACGAGATACTCAAAGAAGCAACAGATGCTTGCATGAAAGAAGAACCAGAATATAACGCTGGTGAACATTGTCGCTTTTGCAATGCAAAAGCGCTTTGTCCAACCTATAAAAAATTCAAGGAGGATGAAAATGGTTGATGAAGTAAAACCGCTACTTACCTATACCAGGAATAGTGGTGATCAAAGAGAAGTTTTTGAAACTGATCTCAATGATGAAACTAAACCGATAGTGGCTGATATCCAGTCAATATTGAATACGAAAGCATCGCTTGATGAAGCTTATCAAAAAGCTGTTCAGGTGGTGAATCATTACGCTTCACTTAATAAAAATGTGGAGTTGTTAGTAGAAAAGCTAGACAGCGCTTTACCTAGTGTTGTTACCAAATCAGGCAAGGTTAAAGAGTGAGTTTAGCGAATATAAGAAATAAAGCCAAAGTTAAACCACCACGCATGATTCTGTATGGCGGTAGTGGCATTGGTAAATCTACCTTTGGTGCATCTTTAAATAAACCAATCTTCTTATTGGTTGAAGATGGTTTGGGACGCATTGAGGTAGATCATTTCGAACTAGCCAAAGATTGGAAAACCTTTATGGACAATCTTAGATCATTATTAACAGAGGAACATGATTACAAATCTGTGGTCATTGATTCTTTGGACTGGCTTGAGCCATTAATTTGGCAAGAAGCTTGTAACGATAATGGTTGGCGCTCAATCGAGCAGCCTGGCTATGGTAAAGGGTATGTCGAAGTTCTGAAATACTGGCGTGAGTATATAGATGTGTTAAATGCACTCAGAGATGAAAAAGCTATGACCGTCTTACAGATTGCTCACAATCAAATTAAAAAGTTTGAATCGCCAGAGATTGAACCTTACGACAGACATGAGCTGAAGCTCCATCGTAAAGCTGCTGACTTGCTGTTAGAGCATAGCGATTGTTGTTTCTTTGCTAACTTTAAACTTGGTACTGTTAAAGTCCAAGGTAAGGGTGGCAACATGACAACAAAAGCAGTGGCTGGTGATCGAGTTATCTATACAGTTGAAAGACCAGCTTTTCTAGCCAAAAACCGTTACGGACTGGATAGTGAGTTACCTTTCGATTGGCAAGCTATTAGGGAGCAGATGCTCAAATGAATGAGATTGACATTTATGACCCGGATGAACCTCAATACCAGAAAGGTTTTTGCATAATTTGCGGTGAAAAAGAAGAGGATTGTTCGGGTTATAAGTGTTGGGAACGATAAGGAATTATTATGGATTTAAGTAATTATGAAGTCGATAACGTTGTAGTTGGTGATAGTGAGCAGTTAGCTCCTGGCCGTTACAATGTCAGTTATGTTTCTGCGGAAGAGATCCAAGGAAAGAATGGATGGGTTGCAGCTAAAATTTTATTTAGTGTTGAGGGTGAGCAAGGTAAGTTTGTACCTTGTACTTTTACTTTGGCACATAATAATGATTCAGCCGTGAACGTTGGTAAAACATCTTTGATGATGTTAGCCAAAGCGGCGGGCTTAACCAATCTAACAAATACTGATGATCTTAAAGGTAAGACTGTATCCGTTGAAGTTAAACACAACGAGAAAGGTTACGCTGAGATCGCAGATAACTATGGTAAGTCTTGGCAAGCAGTCGAGACTAAAAAAGTGGCACCACAAAAAGCTGAGGTTGGTGATACCTCCGATATCCCGTTTTGAAGCCACTACTTGAAACTCCGAGCTTGTGCGCATATTGTCATGCGCCAAGCAAAGGGTTTCTTTATAAAGATGGAGATAAAATATTTGGTGCTTGTTCACCAGAACATTTAAAAAAAATTGTGAGCGGAGAGAGATTAAAAAATATTGCACAACTTAATGAGCAAGGTTTGGCATATGCTATTCAAGAAGCCAAAGCAACTTATATAAGTAATGCGCAAGAACAAAAAACATTTGTTTTGCACGAATGGGAGAAAAGTTATAGGGAGAATTTATTTAGAACGGCTATCCGAGCCTATCTAAATTGGGCTAATCATCAAGCCGAAACAGGTAAAAGCATCTATGATCAATCTGAGTAAATATTTCAATGACGGTCTTGTTATTGATGAGAGTTTAATTTTTTCAGGCACAGGTCAAACGACAGACGATTTACTGTACGAGTTAAGCAAACATGGTTTGCAAGTTTCTTATATAGATACGAGTGGCAGTTTAATTAGAGTTCCCGTGAGTGCGGGGACAAACTATGGGCCAGATCGGGGTGGCAAGCGTTCAGGTTGGTACGCTTGCAACATCTTGGACGATAATATTTTTTGTACCTTCGGTAATTGGAAATCTGGATTAGAATCTAAGTGGAGTTCTGTCAATACCAACAAATTATCTATCCAACAACAAGAAGATTTACAGAAAAAACTACAAATTGCTAAAGAAAACGCAGAACAAGAGAAAAAACAAAGACAAAATGAGGTAGCTAGTGATTGTAGGGCCTTATTTGATTCCTACGCAAAAGTTACTGAACATCAATACCTCAGCACCAAAAATGTTAAAAGTCACAGTCTCAGAGCCAATAAGAAGCTCTTAGTTGTGCCAATTTACAGTATTGAGACGCAAGAAATTAGATCCTTGCAATATATAGGTGCTGATGGTCAAAAAAACTTTAAATCGGCTAGTGAAGTCAGAGGAAATATCTATCCTCTTGGTTTTGATTGGCATGAATTACCAAATTTAGAAACCTTAGTGATTGCTGAGGGTTATGCAACTTGTGCAAGTATAAACGAAGCTACTAATCTCCCATGTGTTTGTGTGTTCTCGGCAAATTTTTGTTTAGATGCTTTAACAAAGCTGAGAACTAAAACACCAGCTAAGTTTATACTTGCCCTTGACCATGACCAATCTGGTTTGGGTCAAAAGAAAGCTGAGGAATGTGCAAGCGCTCTCGGCAACACAGTTATCAGAATCCCAACTGAACCTGGTGATTACAACGATATGGCGAACAAGCATGGTTTAGAGCGTGTGCGTCAAGAAATTATGGCGCAAGGGTTGGGCTTGCGTCAGTATTCTATTAAAGACTTGGTGGCAACACCACCGCCACGAGCTTGGTTGGTTGATCGTTTGTTGGAACAGTCAAAGCCAGTTATCTTGGCTTCGATTGGTGGCGTGGGTAAATCTATGTTGAGTTTGGATTTGGCGTTAAAAGTGTCCCGTGGCCGTGGGACTTGGTTGGATAATAAAATCGTGCGTGGCGGTAACGCAGTTATTCTTTCAAGTGAAGATGATCGTTTAGAGATTCATAGACGGATCAATGCATTAGACCCACAAGACCAAAGGTTTAGTGCGCCTTATGATGTTTATGCCTATACCATTCCAGACACAGGTAAGCCATTGATTTTATTAAGAGAAAATAACCAAGGCTTACATCTAACACCAGAAGCCGAAGAACTAATGAACGATTTAGAAGCCATTCCAAACTTAGAATTGGTGGTGATTGATCCCGTGCAGTCTTTTGTCTCAGCGCCTATCACTACTAGTCAAGAAGCTTCACAAATGTATGGTCAGTTTTGTGCCACCATTTCAGCACGTTTTAATTGTGTTTGTTTATCAATTCACCATATGTCTAAGAGTGGTTTGTCAGAAACAGAAGATACTATGCAAGCCCGCCAAAATATTAGAGGTAGCTCTAGTTTGGTGGATTCTATGCGTGGTGCTATTGCAATTTGGTTAGCACCAGAAAGCGAAGCAGAACGGATTTGTGGTGAACAGGGCGTTGACTACGATAGGTTGCGGGTTGTTAAGTGTGGTGTCGTTAAAACCAACAGTTCAGAAGTTGATACCAAAGTTAAAACTTTGTTTAGGAAAAATGCGGTCTTAGAACCGCTCAAAGAGGGTGATATTAGCTGGTAATGATTCTGTACACCGAAGCGAACTTAGACTTAGCCTGGCGTGAAGATTGCAAGTTCAGAGCTAGTATTGGTGAGGAATGGCTCGAGCGTGAGGAGTATCGCAGACGCTTTGAAACAGAGCTAGATGATTATATTGCGGGGTTGTCAACTAAGTTTTCTATTATTATCCCGAGCTGGATTTTAGAAACCATAGATGCGGAGTTTGAAGAATGATTTGTCGGTATTGTGATGGTCATACTAAAGTAACGGACACGAGGAAACAAGGCAAGGGCGATTTGATTAAACGCAGACGGGCTTGTTATAGTTGTGGTAAACGTTTTACCACGTACGAAGAATATTATATAAGGAGAAGTAAATGAGTGTAGAAATTATAAGCGCTTGGGGTGAGCCAACAGGTAAACACGCTGAGATTATCAAAACCGAGCAAGGTTATGAGGTAAATATTTTTAAAGGTAACGAGTACCTGCGCAACATCAAGTTGCACCACTACAGCGAAAGTTATGCCGAAAAGGTGGCAGAAAATTGGACGCTTGGTTTGATTGAATACGGGAGTAGTAAGTGACCGGCAAAGGTTCAGACAGACGTAAGACCCAAATAGCGGACGAACAATTTGCTGAAAATTGGGAAAAGATCTTTGGCAAAAACCAAGAGAACGCTAAAAAATACAAGTGGAAAAAGACCAAACCAAGGAGAAAAATAACCTAAAAGATGTCAAACTTTGTTACATATCATGTCAAAGAATGTTACATAGGTTGTCAAGGTTTGTTACATAGGTTGTCAAAGAATGTTACAAGGTATGTCAAACTTTGTTTCATAATACTATTAATATTTATTATTAAATATTAATATTGACACACACCAAAAGCTTAGGCTTTTGGGTGTGTAGTTAGGGAGTAATAAAAGATGGAAGATTATTGGTGGATAACGGATGAAGTTATCGAACAAGCAAGCAGTAGTGGGTTAGTCAATAAAGCCTGCGTGCGTGACCATGATTTTGCGAGCGTGCGGGGTAAGGTTTGGGATTGGTACGCTGATGTCATTAGGAGAGAAGATTTATCTAGTGGTGCTAAAGTTGTCGCCTGGTGTTTGTGTCGGCGGTGGCAATATAAGAGTTGGAGTGCGTCCGATACGCTGACCTTTTATGCTCAAGCTTGTGGTTTGCATAGAGTATCGGTTGGCCGAGCTATGACAGAGTTATTGGAGAAGCAGATCGTGTGGTGCGTGCTAGCGGGCGAGCGTAAGCGGTTAAGAAAAGTAAGCGTGAGCGGGCGTAAACATTATTTGTTGAGCGGGTTGGGAGCCTTAGTGCGTGACTAAAGGCTCCGTTCCCGTGGGAGAGTGGTATTATGTTACTTTGTAATGCCCGTACTTGTGTACAAAGATATCGTAAGCTTCTTCTTGGTGGAGTGGATCCTCCTTCCAATCGAAGCGTTCTTTGTTGGTATCGCTAAACCAGGTTGAAAAGTTACTTTCAAAGCTGAATTTAGGATCGTATTCAAATTCTTTTACTTCAATCATTGTTTACCTCCTCTAATTTGATAATAAGCGTCATTAATTGCCTCATGTAATATGTCCTTACATTCTTCTATGTGTCCCTCGGCTTTATATAGCAAAGCTACGGCCAGGGAATTAGACATAAGATATGAACCCTCGATAGGGTTCATACTTTTTGTTATAGGGTCTTTCTTACACTTGGTGGCATAGTTACCGAGACCATCAAGCATAATGTTAAAAGCTAGTTTTTCATTATTCATTGGTTGTCCCCCTACAGATATAAATATTTATACTTGTTTCAAAGTTTAGCTCATAACTATTTTTACCTATTTCTATGGTTGGATAATCAATAGCAGTTACTTTGGTATCAAGTTGTTTATTGATGTAGTCGATTATTGCTTCGCCTACTGCTTCGCCATCTAATTTAATTTCCATCAGTCACCTCCTCATATTCTATGTTGGTGATCTCATGATCTTCTAAATCAATATTATGCTCTTCTTGAAAGGATTGTTTTACCCATTCAATATATTCTTCTTTCGTTTCACACTCTCTACCCATATCAAAAACTGAATATGTGATAGTGCTAGTAAATGATTTTAAACTCATTATTCCCTCCTTAAAATAAGTTGCCATCTTCATCAAACTTATAATTGTTTGAATGGACATAATCTAAAAATGATTCTTTAGATAAATAATATTCATTGTCAGTAAACCACATATCTAACATTTTGTTT